ATCCAGAAGATGCAGGCAATGATATCCCTGGCTAAAGCCAAGCAAGAGGGTTTAATGACAGCAGTATCACATATGATAAAAGCATCAGAAGTAGATTTGAAAAAGCAACAACAGCAATCTCAGAAGGAACTTGGTGCACTGTAGATTTAAATAGGAGAGAGTAATAAATGGTTATTACAAGACAAGAGTTTGACGAATGGCACAACCATTCAATCACAGTAGAGTTTAGGAAGGCCCTGTTTTCAGATAGAGAACTTCTAAAAGAGATGCTTCTAGCAGGTACTGAAAATGATGAGAAGGTGCGTGGACAAGCAGCAGCAATTGCCAGCATTCTTCGAATGACATACGAAGACCTAATAGAATCTTTACGAGATAAAGAATATGAATAATAGTGGGATTCATCCTATCCTTAATAGGATATTAATCTTACCACTTGTTGTAGAACAGACCACAGCTAGTGGGATTGTGTTAGCAACAAACGAAACATCAGAACGCGAACAGTTAGCGAATACTACGGGCACAGTTATTGCTATAGGGGAAGAAGTCCCTGCTTCAATAGAACCGGGAATGAAAGTAGTATATGCTAAGTACTCCGGTCTAATGTATCAAGGCAAAGACACTATACAATATCGTATGATCAACTATGAAGATCTAGTTGCCAAGTTAGACAATGATGTGCATCTAGTAGATCCACATCTCTCAAAGGGAGTTAAATAATGAGTGATTTAGAAAAAACTGTTGAGGATAAAGAAATAATCGCGGATGCTCGGGATTATGAATCAGAAGCAATTGCCCAGGGCTGGGCTCCTAAAGAAGCATTTCATGGGGCTGAAGAAGACTTTGTAGATGCCAAGACGTTTGTAAAACGCGGCGAACAGATTCTCCCAGTACTTAAAAAGAATAACGAAAAGCTTTTAGCACGTCTTGCTAAAGCTGAAGCAGCTGCAGAGGAAGCACGAACTGCAGCTAAAGAATTTCGAGACTACCAGAAAGACCAATATGAAAGGAAGGTCGAGCAATACGAAATTCAATTGGCTGATCTCAAGAAAGCAAAGCGCGAGGCTCTCTCCCAAGGAGATGGAGATCGTGCTGTAGATCTTGATGATGCCATTGATACTGTCAAAGAAGCTCAACAAGATGCTAAGGCGGAGATTGAGAAGGCTAAGAAAGCCACAGTACAGACACCTCAAGTAGACCCTGCGCTGACATCCTGGTTAGAGAAAAATAGCTGGTTTGGGCAAGATAAGAAACGTACAGCACTCGCTAATGGTGTTGGAGAAGGTGTCCGAGCAGAGTGGCCCCATTTGACAGGACAAGCATTCTTGGATAAACTAGACGAAGAATTAGAAATACTAACACCAAAGAAACAACAAAATCATAATCCAGTAGAAGGGCGTTCTGAAATACGTCCTTCTGGTGGTGGAAAGAAACAGTCATATGACAACTTGCCAGACGACGCCAAAGCAGCCTGCAATAAATTTGTAAAGCAGGGCTTATTGACACGTGAGCAGTATGTGGCAGAGTTTGATTGGTCTTAATTAATTAAAGGGAGAGTATGTCATGCCAAAAGCATTAACGATTGAAGAAAAGAGAGAGCGTAATATGAGTCAGGTTGAGGTCAAAGAAACTACCGCTAGAGAACAGGGACGCACACGAACACGCGCAGTCTTTAATGGTACTCGAGGAAAACTGGATGTTGATGTATCCAAGCTGATAGAAGCTGGTTATCACCCCCATATCTTCAATGATGAACCTGGTCGTATTCAACAAGCGTTAGATGGTGGTTATGAGTTTGTAACTCCCGAAGAGGTAGGAGGACTTCCAGAGAACGTAGTTTCTCGGAATACAGATATTACAACAGATAAGGTTCGTTTCTTAGTAGGCTCTGAAAATGGTGAAGGCCTGTATGCTTATCTTTTAAAGATTAAGCAAGACTGGTATGAGGAAGACCAACGAGATCTTCAGAAACGTAACGATGCTACAGATGCTGCAATCAAACGAGGTAAAGGTGGTTCTAATGATACCACAGGCTTCTATGATGCAGGTACAAAAATACAAACTTAAATAAAGGATATTAAAAATGGCACTTTCAGCAGCTCCTCGTGGGCTAAGTCCTGTCGGGACTTTGAATGGAGCCGCCTATAACGAGCAGGGCCGTATGTACTATATTCCCAATGATGCCAGCAATACTTATGCTGTTGGCGATGTTGTGGTTATAGCGGATGGCGGTGATGCTAATGGCGTTCCAGCAGTAACAAAATATGTACAGGGTACTACTACTCTCCCTCCTTTGGGTGTGATTGTTGGTATTCGTGTAGCTGATCCTGGTGTGTCTTTACAAGGTACTACATTGTCCTTGGAAAAACAATACCTGAATAAATCAGCCGGTAATCATTATGTATGGGTAGTTGATGATTCTAATGTCATCTTCTCCGCACAGTTTGATGTTACTGGTGCTGCACAAACTGCAATGCACAAACTGTGTTCCACCAATCAAGCGGCTGATCAAACAGCAACTCTAAACCAATCATCTCCGTATTCAAGTACGGCTCTGACTGGGGTGGCTACCACTCACGTAAGCAATACGACTATTCTCCAGATTATCGGTGCAGTACAAGATCCGACCAATCAAGGCGCTTTGTCTTCTGCTGCAACTACATCTACTGCCGTGCCGTATGTCTCTGTATTGGTTTGCTGGAATCAGCATCAATACTTTGGCTCTTCGGCTGGCGTATAAAGGAGAATAGATTATGGCTGGCGTAATCACTACTGGCTCGCATCCAAAGGCCCTTTGGCCTGGGGTAAAAGCTTGGTGGGGTCTATCTTATAACGAACATGCTGTTGAATATGACAAGCTGTTTGATAAAGATACCTCATCGCAAAACTATGAAGATCTCGTACAAGATACGGGCTTCGGACTGGTTCCTGTCAAGAATGAAGGGGCTGGTGTTAACTACGATTCCAGTGTTCAAGGTTTCACGACTCGCGCAACGCATGTTGCATATGCAATGGGCTACATCGTAACCAAAGAAGAAATGGATGATAACCTGTACGAGAAAGTAAGTAAGGCTCGCTCTGGTTCTCTGGCAATGGCTTTCCGCCAAACCAAAGAAAACATTGCAGCTAATATTTACAATCGTGCTTTCAATAATGTATATACTGGCGGCGATGCTGTGTCTATGTGTTCTACGGCACATCCAAACACCTCTGGTGGTACCTTCTCAAATCGCCCTTCTGTGGACGTGGATCTTTCTGAAGCTTCTTTGGAAGATGCAATTGTTCAGATTATGGGCTTCCAGAATGATCGTGGCTTACTGATCAATGTAATGCCTCGTTCACTCATCATCGCTCGTCAAGAGTGGTATAATGCTAATCGAATCTTAAAGAGTGTTTACACTCCTGGTTCGGCTAACAACGATATTAACGTGCTGAAGGCTACCAATGCTCTGCCCGAAGGTATTGTAATGAACCACTATCTGACTTCTCCTCACGCCTGGTTCATTCGCACGAATGTCCAGAATGGTCTGAAGTACTTCGAGCGTCATGGCATTGTCTTTGATCAAGATAATGACTTTGATACAATGAATGCTAAGGCCAAAGGCTATGAACGTTATAGCTTTATCTGGGCCGATCCTCGTTGTATTTACGGCTCGAATGGTCCGTAATAATAAGATAGCCCCCTTCGGGGGGCTTCTTTAGACAAGGAGATAATTATGGGTCAGCATGAAGAGGACAAGGGTAAACGCCCTGCAGTTCCTCCAATTAAAAAACAATAGTAACACAAATCCGATGACGCACTTTATACAGTGCGTTGCCACACAACGTCAAAGGAGTTTTTAGTAATGTCTACACCAACCCGTTTCCCTGGTGGTATTTCCACCTTCCCGATTAAAAACGCAATGAATACGTTCCCTACAGTTACCTCGCAGTATCAGGTAAATAAGGGTGACGATATGATCCCCTTCCGCCAGTCTACTGACTATACTGCTACTTCATCAGGTACCGGTGCTACTGGGGCAGCCTTCTCTTGGAATGCTGGTGTCCTTAAATTAACTAGTGGTTCTACTAGTCTCTATAAGAGCTTTGAAGCTCTGGGTGCTAACTCAATGCAAATCATTCCAGGCAATCAAGTTTGGCATGATGTACGTGTGGCCTGTCCCACGGGTTCACAAACCAATCCATCAAATGATGCTAATATCTATACAGGGTTCTTTGATAACGTAGATCCTACAGCAGCCTCAAATGGTATTTACTTTGTTAAACCTTCTGGTGGTACTACGGTTAACTTTGTAGTTTTGAAAGCTGGGACTGCAACAACCTTCCAAAATATTGGAGACATGGCAAACCCTAGTGGGTTATATGGTACTGCTTATGCCACCCCAGGTTCTCTTACTCCTAATGCCACAGGTACAACTCTAACAGCTCTAGCCATTGCTGCTGCTGGCGGTGGGTATCGTGTAGCCCCATTAGCTATTGTTAATGGTACTGCGGGTTCTGGTGCACAGGCTTATGTACAAGTTAATTCCTTACCTGATGGTCGTCCTGGTGATGGCTATAATGTTGGTTACAATCTAGTAGCTCCTTATGTAACTGCGGCTGGTTCTGGTTATACTGCTGGTACATTTACTGTTGACTTAATGCCTTGGAATAACCTCCAGTTCTGGTATGATGGTAAAGGTACTCTTCGTGTTTCTATCAATGGTATACAAGTTCTGTCTCTTGGCTACCAAGGTCTTTCAACCGCTACACCTGGTTCTACTTATAATGTAGCCACCTTGGGAGTAAATAGCTTTAACTTCTCTGGTACTACTCTGACTACTGGTGTTGCTCCTGTACAACCACTACCTGGGGATTTCTATGTAGCAGCCCCTCAAGTACCTACACAACTGTGCTTTGGTATTCAAGGCACTACAGCTAATAACCGAGTTGTCTATATTGAAGAAATCAATATTGGTACGGAGTTAAACTAATATGACCATTCAAACTGGACTAACCCAAGAACAGGTGGATGCTATTCCAGAACCTAAAGTCGTAGTTACTTATGATGGTGTAAGTACGGTATATGATGGTACGGATCTGGATACACCCCCTGTTAATCCCGCACAGGGGGACTAATAAATGGCTAATGTAGTCAACACACAAGTACTGATGGATGGGGCAAGAAACACTACAGTAAAAATTACAGGAGTATTAGACACCTCAGATGTGGCTACTACTATTGTGATTGATCCTGCTACTTTCTCCCCCATCCCTACTAAGTTCCGCATAGATCATATAGACTATTCTATATCCACCCCACTTGAGGTACGTCTACTGTGGGATGGTACTCCACAACTAGATATATTACCTCTATCAGGACGTGGGCGTATATCCTTCTGGAACTTTGGTGGTCTTCAAAACAATGCTACTTCTCCTACAGGTAAAATAGCCCTAGAGACTACAGGTTATAACACTACTATAGGTGGTACTCCTTTAGTATTTTCTGTAGTATTAGAACTAGTTAAACAGGGTGTATAATGGAAATAGCTAACAGCAATGCTAAAGAGATTCAACTGATTGCTACTATCATTCGTGCTGATGGCACAGTGGAACCTCTTGGTATTGTAGACTATTACCATAGAAACCCACTGAAGATGTTTATCTGGAAAGTAAAACAATTTATTAAAGGATTA